ATCAGTTACTAACGATTTAGTTGCTGCCGGTTTTGCTGAAATAAAATTAGGACTTACTGTAGTTTCAAGTGTTACATTTGCAGAACCATTAAATGGGACAGCAGTAGCTGTTACATCACCTGATACTGTAAACAGTCTAGCAAATTGTAACGTATTTGCAGAACCGTATACATTACCGTCTACGTTGCCTGTGATATCTCCGTTAATATCACCATAAATTGTTTGAGCATAGATGTCTCTAAATGGTAAACTTTCTGATCCAATATCATATAACGGCATTCCAATTTGTGTTTCCGAATATGATGGCAACATTACTGATCCGCCGGTCTCTTTATAAAAGCTAACCGTATTGTTAAATTTAGCAGTATCGCCAAAATTTGACTTTTTAGTAACTGATAACCCGCCGCTTGTTATAATACTGCCAGTAGTTAATGACGTTGAATCAGTTGTGCCGGTAATCTTTAAACTACCATTCGTTAAAATGTTTCCATTTACATCTAATGCTTCAGTTGGTAATGCATTTCTAATACCAACTGTTAAATCTGATTTAATAAATAAACCAGACGAGTATCCTGCATCAGCACTTTTAATTTGCCCATATACCGATACTGGTCCCGGATTAATTAATACTACATAACTAACTGAGCTTGCACTTGCACCAACTACTGTAAATGTTCCGTTATATGCAGTCGGTATAAATCTAGCAACACTAATTGCAGTACCGATTGCAAATGGAGTTTGAGGCAACGCAGTAAATGTTAGTGTTACAATGGTTGCTACCCACGATGAACCGGATGCTAAAACAGTATCTTCTGAATTAGTAAAATCAAAACTAATGTTTTTACCAGATCGTGCAGTTAAACTAACTAAATTTGATACATCGTCAACACTTATTTTAAAACTAATGTTAGTCCCAATACCAATACCATCATTTGATCGGATATTAATTGATTTACTAGTTGATGAAATTACGTCTGATCTTAAAAAATTACTTGAACTAACTATATTTCCATTAATTACTAATCCATCTGCGCTTTCTGCAGTTCCCCAAAACTTAGTTAGGTCAACTGTTTGATTAGCAGTTGACAAGTTAATACCTTTATTAATTTGTTTAAACCCACTAATGCTTAATTTTGGAGTAAATGCAGATTGACTAATAATAACAACTTGTTCATTTTGCGCATATAACGACACTACTGAGTGATCGTCACCTATTATATCAGTAATAATGTCAACTAACGGGCCTGTCTTTAATCCGCCGCTAAACTGCGGCCCAATTAAATCCCAAGTTGATCCTGAAAACATAAACAACTGCTTAGTATTTGGGTTTACCCATAAATCACCGTTAATGCTTTCCGTTAACGACGGCGGAGTAGATGCCTTTTTAATAGCACCAGCCGGATTCCATAGTGTCCCATTGTAAATTTTAAGTACATTAATACCTAGGGTATTGTCATACCATAGTTGTCCTTCAACCGGATTTAACGGTGCAGTAGTATTTGCAAAATTTTCCATTAAATGCAGAAAATTTTCTGCAAGTATTTGTCCATAACCGGAATAATTTTTTCCAATAAAACTTAACGATGTTGAGTTATTAATAACCTGATCTGCAACAATTGTTTTTTGTTGACCATCTGTATGATTAACAGGATATGACATTATTGAACTCCCACAACACTAGTTAAACTTTGAATTCTCACTGTATAGTCAATTTGAATTAACCGATTTAACGATTTTTGCACTGGATGAAATATAACATGAGTTAATAACATGTTACTACCGTCTGCACTATACGATTTTAATCCTAATTCGTCAAAAATAAATGCATTGTTAACTGTTGATGAATTATCAAATGCAGGCTGACCTGCAGGTTCGGTATAATCTAATAAGCAAGTAATAAATACATCAGTATAGTTGTGACCGGGCACATGCCGAGTTTCAATATAATTGCGAGTTGGATCTAAATTATTAATTGAGGAATCATTAACAATCTTAGAAAATTGCTCGTTATATAAACTAGCATTTGAGCCTGAGCTATTTGGTGTTAAATATGTGATAATACCTGTATCATCAATTGATGTACCGCCATTACCAAAACTCATCTCATATATAAACCCATCTCCTTTGTTTGCAATCCCTCTTGCTAATGCAATACTGATATTTTCATAGTGAATTGCGTTACGTTTATTCACATAAACTTCATTGCTTGTAGGGTCATATATCTTAAGGTGCCCCTCGATATGTATTCCTGTTAAATCTGTAGTTTGCATAATGTTCTCTCGTTATTCTATATTTATCACGTGATAATAAGTGTTATGTTTATTTGCATATCAGAAAGGTAAAGTGTTAGCTAATTAGGTTAGCTAACACTACATTATTAATCAGTAGTTAAATTAAACCGTTTTTGCAAATGATTACCATCAACACGATAATTTAAAATACCAGTGTAATCTAACTTATCTGTAATTGTTATAGTAAAACCAATAAATTCAAAATCTTCTGGCAATCCAATCACTTTAGTATCGTACACACTTTTAGCAATATCAAACTCTATACCGGATGGTTCTTTAGTTTGTTTTGCCTTAATAGCATCCATTGTTTTTTGTCGTTCTGGATTTGTACGATCTCCAATAATTAAAAGTTCAGACTCTGTTGGCGTGTACTGAATATTTTCAACCCATGTGTTATCTATTTTTAAAATTGTTTTCATTTGTTTTCCTTATTATATGTTAATTAGTGTTCTATTAGACACACAGTTAATTAATTTGCCACCGGTAATTAATGTACTAAGGCCTCTACCTAGACCGTTATCAGCAGTGCCAGTGAGGACACAGTTGATTAGCACGCCGGCAATAGTTGGGTAGTAGTCTGCCCACTCGTCAAACCCTGCTGCAAATGAGTTGTTAGGAGACACACAATTAACTAGTCTAGCAGTAGTACCAATACTACCATATTCTGAACCAAACGACCCCTCCCCAGCTGTGCATCCGATATACGTACCTGATATTGCATTGTAAGAACCAAACGCACCGGAACCGGCTGTGCATCCAATAAACATGCCACTACTAATGCCATTAAACCCCTCAATGCTTGATACCTTGCAATTAATATACTTTCCGGAACTCTGATAAAAACCTCCCTCATAACAATAACAGTTATCAAAGTATCCGGTACCAAATCTAAACGAATACATAACAGCATAACAATCAAAAAACCTTCCAGCACCGTGATCAAATGAGTTTGAAATTGCAGTACATCTAGTATACACAGCACTAGTAGTACCACCGTAACCAAACGAGTAATTGTTAGCTGTACATTCTGTAATGCGCCCGCTGACAGTTAATCCTGCACCTGGGTTAAAACTATAGTCACCGCCTGTGCAATTATAGAAATTACCATATATATTATGCAGTGTACTTGAAAATGATCCATTTCCACCTGTACACCGTTCAACTGTGTAATTTGTAGAATTTTGATCAGCTGCTACTTCTATAGTAAACGTAGAACTTTTTATTCCTACAACTCGAACATTATTGGCACTTAACGTAACACCTTGCATTATATTAACGTCCTCTGGATTATTAGTTAACCCTACTACATCTACATATTCCGAATTTATATCTAAAGTACAATCATAATTACCAGGAGCAATTATTAATTTTGATATAGGTTGTGTAGGTGTTTTCTTTGCAATCGCTGCTTGGTACGCTGCTAACAACGCAGTACCATTTTCAGCTGGAGTTCCTGTTGCTTGTGCTAATACGAAATTAGTTCCTTCTAATCCACCTCCACCTCCACTACCAGCAGCGGCGCTAATTACGCCATCTGCAATAGTAATAGTATCACCATCAACTTTTACACCGCCAAGTTGCGATGCAGATGCAGTTGCTAATCCAATAGTTCCACTTGTATTTGTAATACCGCTAGTTCCGACTACTGGTATAATTACACCACCTAATGTTGTTGTAGTTGTAGCAGTTAATGAGTACGGAGCTGCAACTGATATTGTTCCGTCACCTGCAATTGTAACATTTGATCCTTGTTTAACTCCGCCAAGTATTACTGATGTAGAAACTGGTAATGTATATGGGGGCACTACTGCATTAATTGTACAATTATCGCCTACTTTAGACAATGTTATATTTGAACCAGCGTTTAACCTATTAAACACTAAACTATTTTGTTCGTACAATTCTGTAAAATTGCTATTAATTTTTATTGCCCCGTTACGTAATGTGTCGCCTGTGTTGTCATTTGACGATCCTCCCGTAATTATAAGTTGTTTAGCCATTTATTTTATCCTTAATTAAAATTTTGTATCGTTACTATCAAATGTAATTCTAGTTGAATCATATGTTATTGAGATATCAGCATGATTAACTCCAGGTACTGCCCCTATAAAATTCAGTTCTGTTTGATTATTAATCCATTGACTACCTTGTCGTCTAACAATAGTTACTATTGTGTTTGCACTTAGCACATTTGTTAATCGTATTTGTTTAGTAGTGCCATTTACTGCAAAATCTGCGTCAAACTGATGCTCACCTTCTGTAGAATTTATATTATAAACAGTATATGGCGTTTTTTTCAATCGTATGTTTCCAATAAAATAATTCCACTTACTACGATCCATTTTAAACTCAATACTACTAGTATGGTTAACTGCACATCGGTAAACGTACACACCAACGTTTACAATATCATTTACATAATACACAGTACCGAATGTCCATATCTTATAATCGTCATATCCGCCGACAAATACTTCAATTTCATTACTTTGGCCATATTCTGCAAGTTCAGGATCTGCAAAACTCCATTTAGTATTTGTTACTTTTTTAGGGGTGTAAGATAAATTTATAAAATGAGTACCATCTGATATCACTTGTTCGATTTGAGTATTTTCAATATACGGAATTGTTTCAGAAGAACTTAGTTCTTGCACTATTGATTCAACGCTATGTACTTTTGGAATTCCTGTGCCCATAGTTCCTCTGCGAAGACCGCTTAACACATTATTTACATTTGAGGAAAATTCAATACGTTCACCGTTGATATCAATTATTCCATACCTACTGTAAGTTGTTAGATCAAACAAACTTGAATCTTCAACCGTAATTGTAGTATCATAATAATTTAACTCGTAAATCAATCGTGTACGTTTATTTGCATTCAATCGAATATATCGATTTTGATTTAACATATTTTTAAAGTACATAAACGAAGTAAATGAGCCTGATGGTAATGTATTAAATACTTTAATTCCAAGTGTGTCAACTACTTGTCCCGGAACTACTTCTTCTGGGCCAATACCAGTAGTTACTGAATTAAAATCATCACCATCAACTACTATATCCTCAGCTGATAGCCCAGATGACATTGAATTATACGAAAAATTACCTCCAGATAACGACGTATCGTACTCGTTAACTGCGGCACCGTCGCTTGTTTCTTTACGTATAATAATAGTATCACCCTCATCTGCACTTATTGAGGTTGGAATTTCAACAATATTAGTATCACCAGTTGCAATTGGTGTTAACATTGCTGCATTTGGATTTGCAGGATCTACAACATCAATATCGTAACTATTAGAATCAATACGCACTGCATCATTATTTGGTTTTACAAGGTATACATTTAATCGTGTACCGATTTCTGGAATATACGGAAGTTTAATTGTATAAGAAAATTCTGCACCTAATGTATACTTAACATCATTAAGTGTAGGATCAAAGTTATCCCAGGTGTTGGTATAATATGGCATGCTATCCCAACCGTGATCAACTTCAAAACTTAATCCACTAACTACTACTCCGCCGTAGTCAATGCCTGACATTAACTGGGGTAAATCGTTTCCTAAATCTCCCGAATTTGGTTTATAATAATAATGTATCCTATCAGTTGCAGTTAACAAACTAGTGTCTTTATAATATGATACAACAATTTCACTTCCGCGCAAAGGTGCATTTTTAAATGTAATTACTCCAGTGTAAACAGGATGGCTGTTTACAATTGATATAACAGTTCCCATTTTATAATTGTCTCGAATTTCAAGTACACCATTAACAGTTACTGAAGTTTTTCCAATTGTTACATCCGGAATCCATTTAAGTGTAAACTGAACTTTTGTTCCAGTTACAATTGACACACCTTTAATAGTGTCAACATATTGCAAGTCATCAATAAGATAATTTTGATTTATACGATCAAATTTTAATATAACATTACTTGTTCGTACTACACTATTACCTAAAATTGGAATTGCAACTGCAGATCTACCATCATTTGCGTATCCTCCAGTAATTACAATCGTAGGTGTTGTTTTATATCCAGCTCCGGGTGTAATTAATTTAATTCTAGATAGCTGTTTATTAACAATAAATGCACGGGCGGTTGCACCTGACCCGGTTGCAGACTCAATTGTTACTTTTGGCTCTGTTAAATACTCTGCACCACTGTTAATAATTTTTATATCAACAATTGAATACCCAACATTGTCTAACCAAAATTTCCACGGATATGAATTAATTAGCGGATTATCGTAGTCTACTACTGAAACAACATTTCGATCTATATCATAAGCGGGCGGTAAATCAAAATCAGTTATTGCAACATTACTGTTATCTAAATTAGTGTACGAACTTATATATTCTCGAATTTGTGTTCGATATGGTTTTACTTCAGCTACATAATCCTCAAAATTAGATAAGTTATCATTTTTATAGGTAACTCGTTGTTGTAATTCACCTACTTGATGCAGTACATTTACAAAACTAGTTTTAAATATCCAATCAATATATGTTTGCTCATTCATTGCATACCTAACAGTTGAAAAGAATAATTCTAAATACTTAGTTTTTAGATCACCAATTAGCAAATCATCTTTTATTGCGATTAAAATATTTCGCAACTCAATAGATGCAAAATTATCATGCATTCCGGAATCATACAACATTCCATCATACCCAATAATAGTATTGTGAAAATCGTACAATAACGAACTAAACTGAATAGTGCCATTTTGGCTACCAACTACAGTATACCAGTGTGTCCAATCGTACGCTGTATTTTCTTGTAACTTTTGTTCAGCTGTGAGATCGTGTTTCTGTAATAGCACCCATCGACCTGATGTTGTTGTTTTTACTTTTACAATATCACCCACTGCATCATTTAATTGTGATAATTCTACATAAGTGTTTACTAAATGAGTTGCTGTTGTAAATTGGTTAAATCCGGGTTTATACCAATCAATGTATTTCCAATATTTTGTAGTATCATATGTGTAGGTTAAAGATTTATACCATTCGTTAGTACTCGGAATATATGAATATATACTCCATTTTTTGTTGCTAGTTAAATCGCTTAGTACTAATACTGAAAAACTCCTAACAGTTAACACATTATTAGATGTATATCCTTGGCCACCATTAACAATCTTAACGTTAGTAATTTGTCCAGATTCGTTAATAATTGTTTGAATCACTGCTCCTGTACCAGTACCAGTGACCGTAACATACGGTGCAAGTAAATATCCTTGACCTGAACTAATAATATTAACATTTGTAATTTTACCATCAGTAACATCTGCAGTTAAACTAGGAGCAATATAATATTTTGTAATTACATATTGTAATTCTAAATTAGTATCTAACGTAGTATCATATAACCGCTGAATAACTGTTGGCGGAGTATCATATGATGATATCTTTGTAAGACTTTTTGTATCAACAATTAACTCTGATTGTAAATACATGTTAGTTTGCTCAATCACCTGTTTAATTGCTTCAAATCGATTAACAAACATACTTTGGCGAGGTCTATTTTCAATACCATATTTTAATTTAGGTGGTAACAATTGATCTGGTACTAATCGATCATTTACATCTTTACCACATAAACTATCAATCCATTTTTGTTCTATAGATGCTGGTATTTCAGTTGATGCTGCTGTACTAATTAACTTCCATTGAGTATGAATATTTTGATCAGTTTTATCTATTAACCAATACTCAATCGACAGCACAACATCGTCATGCATTAGGTAAGGTTTAACATTAACTAAACTAAACGAATTTAATCCAGTTAATGCAAGATATTCATATCCCTCACCTTTAGGATTTGAAATTAATCTAGAAACATTTGCAGCTGAGATTGTTCTACCAACTGTTGACGAAATAGTTTCTTTATTTTTAACCCAATAATAATAAGTAGACGAAAACTGCTGACTTATAGTATCATAGCTTTTTACAACTACATACGCAGTGTCGCTATATAAAGAAGTTCCGCTTATACCTTGTGCTAACCCTTCAGAAGTATCTGCCACTTCGTCCCATTCTGATGGCAATAACTCAGTTTCTACCCATTCATAAATATCAACTGATGCACCTGTTGCTAATGTACTTAACATGCTATTTCTATAAACAGTATTATCTGTAAAATTGTCAAAAAACTTAGTAGTTCGTACATCCCACCATAACGAACCAACCTGTGATGCACCCCATGCAATGCCCTCGTCAACATTAACTACCGTAGTTGAAGCATACGAATAGATTGCAGGATCGTATGTTGATTTATACTTTACTTCTCGTTCTGCAATAATAGGATGTTTATTTTGTATAGGATCTACAACGTCTAAGTATTTTATTAATTTATTAGATACTTTATTATATAAAAACGCTTGTTTAACTTTAGTAATGTCAGGCTTAGTAATTGATGTATTCTTAACAGTCCATGCAAATTGGTTAACCGGTTTAACATACTCAAATATTTTTCCTGCATTAGTGTTAAACGCTGGAGATCCAAAAAGTATGCTGGTTGCAGTAACTGAAATTGCAACCGCTTCTGCAGTTACCGGAGATAATCGTTCACTAAAGGTCCAATCTTTTTCATAAATGTTATATACATCCGCAGCTGTAACATATTCATTGTTTAAATCAACGTTGCATATTACTAATGTAGAATAATTATTTGTAAAGAACACTGCTGATGCAGTATTTGAACTAAATTCAACTGTTGGAATGATCTGCACAGATTCTTTTAGCAATAATGAATATACATTTACATTTCGTGTAGATGAATCTACTACATTTGAAATAGCAATAAAATCATCATTTTTTGATAACGAAATATGCTGTCCAACTGTAGTAGCTACTATATTACTAATGCGGTTAGCTGGGTTATACACAAACTCTTCATTTGAATAATACACATATACTTTTCCATTAGTACTTGGATCTGATATTGCAATTGTATTATTTGGCGATACTGATATTGAAGTACCAAATGCATTAGATGCACCAACTGGTTTACTAATTCCGGTTACTAATGCCCATTCGTAAACTAAAAATGTAATAAGGCCTGCAGGTTTTTCTGTTGGTGTAGCACTAATTAACAGTGTAGTTGAATTAACTACTAATGACACTAAATGGCCATTGGTAAACCCTTTACCTGATATTATCATACCACGTGTAATACCAGCAGTACTAGCTACTACTAATGTTGTGCCGTTGCTTCCTTTAGATTTAAATGTAGTAGCTGCTTTCTCTGTTAATTTATATTCATATCTATAAACGTTACTAGCGGCCGTTCCTACAAATAACATGTTAGTGCCAAACGCAATAGTAGTGCCAAATTCTTCAGAAATGTTATACAACGGACTAATTTTTGTATCAACTAACACATACAGCTCATTAATGTCTCGCTTATATATTGAAATAACTCCGCGACTGTTTAAATCAGCAGTTGGAGAGCCTAATGCTAGCCATTCTCCATCAAACGACAACGCAACGACTGTTGCTACATTATATTCGTAATCAACTGCACTAACGCTTTGGAATCTTAATGGTCGTTTGATTATTTGTGTTGCAATCCAACCGTTTTCAGTGTTATTATAAATTACAACTTCACCTCTAAAAATTCCGTATCCATTATTAGATTTTTGAGATACTGCAATTGTTTTACCATCAGTAGTTGCTGAAATTGCACGACCATAATTGCTAATTTTTGAATTTAAATTAGGTCTATTAGTTAACCCATATACCGGGTTGTATTTCCAAACCTTCCAGTTACTAGTATCTTGATAATAGTCAGTGGTATTAACGTCGTTGTCAGTCCATATTAAATAATTAGATTTTAGATCAGCATTAGTATAATTGTTGTTATCAAGAGTAGTGCCAATTCTTCGAGGTATTAACAGACCAACAGTTGAGTTTTCAGTTGCAGTAATAATTACATCAGTAACAACAGTTATAATATTACCTTGAATAGCAGTAACGGTGTAAACTTTGTCATCTCCTACATTTTTAAATACAATTAGCGTACCTACCGAAATTTCATCTATTTTATCAAGTGTGATGTATGTTCCATCGTCATCTGAAGTAATTAACGTAATTTGAATTTTATATGAATCATTAATACTACGATCAAAATATTGATAAACGTTCCAGTCAGTTGGTGCAAATGTACATAAAATATATTCACCATGGCTAACTTTTGTAATATTAACATCAGATAATTTTTTTACACTATACGCAACTTCATCAACTCTTGCATACACAGTTGAAGTTTTTAACGGCTTTGCTATTGGCCATAAATTTGGTGTATACATTGTAGGTTTTAAGTAAATATCAGTTATTCCTTGTTGAATAACTAATGTATTATGATATCGATCTTTAGTATTAACTAATTCAAATCCTTGTGGATTTATTTTAAATTGAGATTCAGACAATGTAAATTCAATATTTTCAAACGACGAACATGCACCATACTGACCAGTACGGACTGCCCATTCTTCATAGAATTCTAAACTTTCATTACCAGTTGCACTTAATACATCAAATAATTTATTAAGAACATTTTGAGTTCCCTTCTCAATAATCATACCCTGATAAAACTTATATTCACTTACATCGTCTTGAATAATATTTTCAAGGTATTGTCGTTTTTGGTATCCAATTAAATGTTGTGCATATGTTTGCTGGGCTATATCAAAATTTTCACTATCTAGGCTATAAAAATCAGTAAACTGGGTTGCTTTATACGTCCAGTTTGGTAATAGTTTTGGTGTTGGTTTTTTATCTAATTTTGTCCATTTTGAAGAATCAAAATTTTCTGCGCCGGCTAATGTAGAGTTAGCACTGTAATAAAATGATTTATATTTTATTGTATCTCCAATAATATAACTTTTCCATGGGGTCCAGTCAGTTACTATTGCACGATCAACAATAAAACCAGGTGCATACATTGTACCATTCCAATTAGAACTTACATAACCTGAAACTTTAATTTTATCTTGCTTGTAACCGCTTTCTGGATTATAAATTGTATCGTTAAACATTGTAGTATTGTTAAACACTACAACATGTTCACGTTGAATTAGATAAAAACTTGCACAAAAAATTCCGTCATCAGATTTTGGAGTATATGTCATTGCATTATCAATTCTAAACATGTTTATAAAATTTTTATGAATTGCAACTCCACTAGCATTTAAAATTTCATATTCGTTATTTGGATTAGTAACATCGTCAACTGTTGCTAATATAGTTTTAAAAGATAATTTATTTGCAGCCGGGCTAAGAGATATTACCGAATTTCCTGATAAATCGAGACCGTTCAACAAATAATAGTCAGACTCATTAAATGCAGCTGGGTAGATAGTTCGCACAGCTGTATAAAATTTTTCATTATATAGTACTATGTCACCTGCATGTATTATGGTATGTCGATTCCACATAACCCATGACGATGGTGTTGTATTTAATAATACTTGATAATCGTTACCATTAAACTCAATACGATTTATAAGTTTTAATGCCTTATAATAGCTACCATTATAGCGAATTATATCCCCGTACTGTATTGATATATCCTGCGACCAGTCTAACCATGTAGAATTAGGTGATGTCCAATTTTGAGTAGTCCAAAACATAAACTCTTTTGCACTAGTTCCCCAGTTCTCAATTGTATTAAGAGTTGGATTATATTCGTTAAATAAAAACCCTTGCGCACTTAACCAATGCCCGTATCCTAATAAGAAATCAACAACTTCTTGAATTGATTGTAATTTAGTGCCGTATGGAATAATTTTAGCAGTAGATTCCCATTTATTTTTAAAATATGCATTTACTCCACCAACAATTGGTAAGTTATCTAACAGATAAAACTTATTAAAATCAAATAATAATGTTGATTTATGCTCGTGTTGCACTCGATAATACTTTGTCAGGTATCTAACTAATGTGCCCACAAAATAATCTTGTCCTTGCGCCCACTCAACAAAACTTTCAGAAATGCCTGCAACATTAACTAACCGACCGGACGTTAACATAGGAAAATATTTAAAATATGGTTGTAGTTGACTATAACCTTTAATTTCAAACCCGTTAGTAACCTTAGTAATTACTACTCCACTATATGTTAAAATTCCAATTGGAGACGACGAGTTAAGGACAAGTGTATAATCTTCTTGTGGTATAAAAATACTGCCAACCGACATTGGAGATTTTGAATCTAATAACAAATTAAATTTTTCTTTGCTAGTATAACCACTTATTCGGTAACATATCTTTGCTACAATATTTTTTAATTCAAATTTGTAATCATTATACTGTGTTAACGTGCTGCAATCAATGTAATTAATTAAGTAATTAAGTAACCCTGCAGTTTGATCACGAGTAGAACTTAAATACACTGTTGGTAACTTAACGCTAGCAGGTGTGATTCTTAAATTTGTATCAGAATATATTAACTGTCCAGTTTTACTAGTTACAATCCGCGAACGATCTAATAATATACCAATTAATCTTGCGGGATTTAATAAAATAGCTGTTTTTAGTACACTAAATGCATAATGTGAATTTCTTCTCCATGCAGCTTCAATTGGAGAAACATCACCAAATACAAAATCACCTTGAATACTTGGAGTTATATAGCCAACTGCTAAATTAACATCATGCGGACTAAGTAAATTTCCATCGTCATCAACTGGTATATGATTCATTAAAAACGGTTTAACATATTTTTTAAGACGTATCGTTGGCTTATTTGGTTCTTTTACTAACCCGCGGCTAATGTCTTCCCATAAAATTAAGTTGTTTTTAGTGTACGGTGCCGGACCATATACAGATGCCCACCAGTTAGGTTCTTCAGAAAACCCTAGCATTTCCCACGGACACATATGCGGGCGATCAGTATCTAATATCCATTGATATATTCCTCTCCAAAAACCAGGAGTGACTCTGCCATCTGGAGCAGCATGTTTAGAATAATTAAAAGTAAACGAATCAGTGTTATTGTACGATAGCGGTGTTGCAAAATCAATGCTAACTTTTGAAGACCATTTGTAAAAATTTGTCATTAGAGAAGCATTAAATTCTTCTCTGCTATAATCTGATTTTCTTGAATACGCAGGAATTACATCTGCAATATCAAATAAAGACGAATCGTACTTTACTTTTATGTTATTATAAATTCTTTTTTCTAATTCTAATAGTAATAAATCTCGATAATCATTATACGCTAATGTTAAACTTCCGTCATGACCTTGAATCATATTTTTAGGAATACGTAACGTGGTATCTAAAAATATCTTTGGTTCGTATTTTGGCCACATGCCTAATTTAGTTGGTGTTTCAGGTATAAGGCACCCGTCGGTACTTTCGTATTCATAAACTGTTATTGTATCACCGGCTATTAGATCTGCGGTTACATATACAAACCCTTGATCAGTAAACACATACTCTTTACCATGCAATAATTGTGTACCGTTTAAATATACACCTATTGCACTTGCTGATAACGTTGCCAAAGAAAACACTTGTGATAAAGAAAATAAGTTATCTTCAGGTGCAGCTACTAAAAATTCTGTTTGAACAGTTGACCCATACGGAACCATGTCACTAAAATAATATGCCGAAGTGTTTGGAGAATCTTTATTAATATGTCGTAAAATTAAATTTACATGAGTAAACTCATCTGCATCAACACCTAACGATTCTGCAACAAACATAAATGTCTTTTTAAATTTGCTATAGTCATCTCTAGATTGATCAATTGCACGAATTATGTTATTTGTATCTGAGGTAATGTGATACATTGATAGACTTGCAGGGCCGCTATGTTGCACAAATTTTGTTCCATATTGTGAAACTGGGCCTAAGTCTCTTAAATTACTTACTCCAGGAAATTTTCCAAAAAAACCTAAGTTATGAACATTATCAACAATAGTGCCTACATGATCAATTACTTCACCTAACGTAAATTCTGATAATACCCCATTTAATGGATTACTTTGTAAATTAATCGGAATTTCAAAATACCCGTTATTGTTGATTGAAAGATTTGTATAAACTTTAATCATTATTGAATCAGTTAACTTTACATTAGTGTTAAAAATTATTTGATGATAATTTAGATATCGATTAGTTGAGGTTATTGATTTAAATACCCAATTATCAGATCGTACATTATTAACATATACTCGAACATCAATTTCTGAAAGATTTGGCAAATAATCAAAAATGTCAATATCAAAATTATTAACTTTATCTGAATTTTTATACAACCTAATTGCCGCTTGTGTATTCGTAACTTCGCCAGTTTTCCACCCGTTAACATATGACATTGTTCCAACAGAATCGTACGTAATTAAAAATCCAGTGTCAACCTGTTTACTAATAATTTTTTCATTTTCTTCATAATTAAACGTATCAGTTACTAAAGAAAAGTTAAAAACAATGTCGCCAATATTATTAATATTTTTATATGATAATGCAAACCCTAAATTTTTATCAACTACTGATGTAGAACCAATCTTATAAGAAAATATAGAAGTTCCAAAGAATGTAGTACCTGGGTATACTGATGAATCTCCAAAACTATATTCATTTTCGTCAACTAAATCAAATAATGGAGGCTGGTTTGCTTTAGTTTTTTGTTGGCATAATTGCCACTTTACCCCGTTAAACCAATACATCTGTCCTTGTGAAACAGTCCCGTATTGTATTAGCGCAACTTGATTGTATATTGGCTTTGCTACTTCAACTAATCGAATTTGATTACTATTAACAACACTAAAAATATTAGTAATTAACCCACTTATTGGTTTATTGCCACCTATTATGTTATATTCAATACTTGTTGAATCGATTATTGCAGAAACTCTTGCAGATCCCAAACTGCCCGCTATTCCGCCGCCTAACTTTCCAGTATTATCTGTTACAGAAATTAGTGTTCCTACATTTAACCCAGCAGTTGAATTCATTCCGGTAATTTTAGCAGTCCATCCGGTATTAGTTGCAATGATTGATTCAATTTTTCCTTTACTACTAATTTTTTGCAAACTATTTTCGTGTAATACATCAATAAATTCAACCCGATATATGTTGTTTGTTACTCGATTATCTAAGTCTGCTGTAAAGATAATATGCTGGCCGTTTTTAAGATCAACACCGTCAACATTGTAACCAAATGCGCCTTCTACTATTGAAAACGCATCAACTGTAACAGTATCAATAACAGAAATATCAATAATAGATTTATTTCCAAAATTAAATAATTTTAAGTTCTTCTCAAACTCAATAATTGGTCTTGCTGCACGCATTGAATGATTATACGACGGATGTATACCATTTCTTAACGCACTTTTTTCAATAACATCTTTATGAATCCATTTGTTATTTCTACTCCAAAAATTCTTATCAGCAGATGCACGATTGATTACAATGTAATCAGGGTTAGTAACATATGAAATTGAGTCACTAAACGGAGTAGTGTCAAATAGCGTTGTATCAAATAACATTGACGAGGTATTAGTATATGCAGTAATAATTTGTAAATCATTTTCATGTATTAACTGAATTGATTCACCAACACCTTCAACATAATATCTGCCAGTAGAATATTTTTTAGGAAAGACATTTCCAGCAAATTGCACCTTCATACCGTTGCTTAACGCAAACGGAATTGTTGTACTATCAAGCAACTCTATTGTCCCATAACTATACGTTTTCTTTCCAATAATCTCGGCTTCTACGTTAATATAACCAGTATCACTTAAATCTAAGATATTAAACACCCCTCCCATATCAATATCATTTTCACTCACGTAGGCTAATTCGTCAGGTGCATTAGCCGGAACTGTAAATGTTATTGTGCCAGATTCAATTGCATTATTAAGTAATAACGGCGATATGTATCGATCTAACGGGCCTGTAGTACGTGATGTTTTAATGCTAAATGGGTTTCCGATACTGTTAATTACAAATTTATATTGATACCCGCGGTATAGTGTAATTACCGGATTTCTAGTCATGCTATCAGATGAAAAAATATAAGAACTTCCGTACTCTGTTGTTTCAATGTTTACTGTGTAAGTACTAGTAATTTCTATCTTTGATGTATTTTGTATAGTAATCGTGTCAGGACCATGAGGCATCCAATAGTAATTTTGAAAGTTAACAACCTTATCCCAGTTAATATGAGGATCCCAACTGTAAAATTCTTGTTTGTTTAACCTAGAATGGTTTGAAACATTAGCACCAAACACCCGTAATTGATTAATATAATCTTGATAATCTTTTAAAAACACATGATTATTCATATCATCTTCAATTACTAACCCTGGTTCAAGTTGGTAATTTTGACGATTCCGTGTTGGTGCTTCAACAAATATATCATCAGACGAAGTAGCTTTTGAATATTGTCTTCCAATGTATCCACTAACTTTTTTTACAGCCCCTGGTTGAGTAAGTTGATTTATTGTTGAATGTAAGAACTTTTTATTTGTGTCGGTTCTATAAATTCGCGGTAAAAAAGATGCAGCTGTAGCTTCATCACTTGTATCAATTGCTGTTATTCTAGGTATGCTGTTAGCCATTAGTTACTCCCATAAGCTGAACTTGTTATAAACTGGCGATTTATTGTGTTGTTTTCAGTGATTAAATTTGATGATTTAATATTTGATGCAGTAATACCTGATATAATTTCAATATCATTAACAGTTGCACCATTAATTAAAATTTCATTCATAGTTGATTTTATTTCATATAATCCACCAAAATTAATACTATTATGTTTTGGAACAATAACAAAATTAGATATTTTTGGCGCAACTGTAGTAGTTACATAAGTTGCTAATTCTGTAAAAAAGAATGTATCTCCAAAATCCCAATTATCTAACACAAAAAAATCATTAATTGCTGCAATTACTTGAGATTTAATATCGTTATCTGAAATTACCTGACCTGGTGTTTTTGTAATCTTAAACGTTGCTTGTAACTCAGACGATGCAGTAGAACCAAATAATATTTTATAATTTACTGGATGATATATTATTTCATCTGAAATTGATTTAATTAAATTTAACGACGGTGCTACTATGTTATATAATTCGTCAGAACTAGGAGGCAACGGTTTGTCAAGTATTGCACCGCGTACCCATTGTCTGTAATAGGTGTCATACGATTTAGTTAAAATATACACATCAATAATATTACTTGCACCTGGATCAATTCTAGAATCATATTTTGCATTATGTGTATATTGGAATTTTAATCCCGATCTACCCAAATATACTTTATAATCCATTGATGCTTCTAATATTCCAGTGAACGACGCTTTCTTTACAGTATTTGTATCTATAAAATAATAGTATTTTCCAGGTTGTATATTATAACTTTCGGTTGAACGAACAAAATTTAAAATAGTCCCGTCGTTTTTAATAAATTTATAATCTTCTTGTCCTTGAGAAATTAAATATTTTTCTTGTATAATATAAGTGTTTGTTGAAACAATTTGTGTAAACACGTCCGGATCATCAACAACTCCATTATTGTCACTATCAGCAAACGATATTACAATCTTCTTATTGTCAACATACCCATCTAGCCCAATATACTCAGACACAATGTCCCATGAAAAATCAGTAGTATATGATTTTGTATTAGTATTAGTATTAATACTTAAAATTTTAATCTTATCGCGGACTGAAGAATTAGATACACTGTTGTATACTGTTTGAGTTTTATCATAGAAAAATCTTAACTGTGTATTACTTTCAAAAACATATCTAGTTTCACGACTAGATACTGTATATGTTTCATTATCTGTTGTAAACAACATCATCCAACTAGAATCTTGCTGTTTATTTGTAATATCACCTTGCAACAAAATATTAAATGCATTTGAATAATTTAAATTTGATTCTCGAATAATTTGCCACTGTTGTAATGATGTATTATAGCTTAACCCAAATTCTTTATTTTCAAATATTAAATCAGTCATTGTAGTAATAATTGAAGTTTCTAATATTGATCTAAATTGAGGAATAATTTGGATAACAGTTGCTCCGGCGGGAACATTAACATTTAATACAATACTGTTTAAATCAAGTCCATCGTTTGAAACTGATACTACTGCAGCCCATAAATAGGTTGTAGCACCAAAGTGATTTGTAATTTCGTCATTAACTCCTAATGTTTCTAATTTATTTTGATTAGTTGTATCAAAATACTGATTAGCCGGACTTACAAATTTAATCAACGCACCGGTTTTAATATAATACAGCATTAATCCAGTATCTGTTGTTGGTCCAACTTTAAGAACCTCGCCAGATAATGACCCTAATTTAATACAACCAGATGTGTCTATATTTGAAGACCACACATAATTAGCATCAGCAGTTTGAAACTTAGAGGTGTAATGTGAATAATAAAAATTTCTTAACTCATCTTTCTTAAGAATTTTATTAATAACATTTGCAATCACTCCCTGAATGTCAGTCTTGCTAATATATGTAAATTTTTCAGTTGATTGGTAATCTTCAGTGTAAATTACTCCATCGTCTGCAAATAAATTTGTTGAACTATATTTTCCTGTTGGATCAACTAGGTCAAAATACCGACTAATCCCGCTAGACGACCGATTAACTGCTTTAACTTTTAAAATTTGTTGACTAACACTTAACGGTGCGACGTTATAATCTTCACCGGTTATCATTCTATTTTGAGTATAATAAGTAGCAGGTGCATTTGCTTTGATATTTGCATTTGTTTCTGTAGCTTCAGCTGTGCTAATAGTAGTTTCTAATGATAAAGATACTGTTAAGGTTTCTTGTTGACCATAATTTGACAAGTACGGAATAGAAAGAGTTATATTTCTAAGGTCTTTTGGATTAACTATATAAGAAATGCCATTGCTAGTGCGATAATAAATTTTAAATGTACCTAATGGTTTATTACCAAATGTGCCGTCACTAAAATTTAAACTTACTGCATCACCTGCACGAGTTGTTACACTATAAATGTTTCTAATACTTTTGTTAACACTATTATAGATAATGTTGTTGCCTTCAACATTTGAAACTTTTGTCCATTCTTCAGTTTCTAATCCTTTTTTATCTAATCTATACAACCACAAATCAGTGTTATTAATACCAGTTGTACCAACATCTACAATTTCATTGCTTCTTGGTTGCGTAATTGTAAACTGAGCATTTGCTATTGTTCCTTGTGTAAAGTTTAAAAAGAAACCAGATCCGGCACTACCGTATCCTTGTCCGTTATTTCTAAATACACATGATAACTTACGACCTGCTTTAGGTGTTTCTTCATATATGTAATTCTGTCCAGTAAACGTTGTACTAGTAACTTCAAAATTCATAGTTCTACCAGCAACTGTTTTTGTAAACGAATACACTGGAATATCGTTTGAGTTAGTTTCCATTGTATATTTTTCAGTTAAGATACCATAAATTGTAGCTTTATCAGATGGGTTACCAAATTGTTGGTTTACTGACATTGACGCATTCATAACTTTAATAAACTGATCGTACCAGTTAGAATTTGACGGATCATTCCATGTTATTACTTGTCCGGCCATATTTCGCCCGTTACTATCAATAACAGTTTGCGTAGTCTGAATTGAACTAAATTTTAATAAACCAGTTGCCGGTATGTTTCTTTTTGCATTGTAACTAATTAACCTTGCTAACCGTAATACACTATCTCGGCGTTCTGCTAACTCAAAGAAATTTTCACGAGCATTTAAGTCAACTCGAAACGAAATACTTTGTCCTAAAAATGCAATTACATCTAATAATGCTAGATACTCTGAACTTTCTATATAATCATTAAAATCTTCTGGATAATTTTGACGAATATAATCAACCATTGTACGTCTTAAATTCTCAAAATCATAACTTTGAAAATCTGCATTTTTAAAAGATTGGTATACTTTTTTCCAATCTTCGGCTACTAATAATCTGTTTTGTCTGTCGGTTGCGCTCATGTTGTTGTCCTAATAATGATATTTATTGAAAAAATTAACCACGCTGTTATTATGCTATGCCGTTCTCTTGATCAAACCGCAGTGTTATCTGTTCCGAAACTCTATAAGGATTATACGCTAACGTAAACGCAATCTCTATACCACTTTCGTATGTTGTTATTGAAGTATCAGAGATTGATACCCGTGGGTCATAGTTAATAATCGAAGTTACATCTTGCTCAATCAAAGATTTTACATCAGCCGTTAACGGTTCGAATAGCAGATCCCATATAATTGTACCAAACCTTGGTTGCATTAATCTTTCACCTTGTCTAATATGGATT